CCTTTGGTGAACTAAAGAAACTAGAAGGCTCTGCTAAGATTATATCTTTTATTGCTAGAGATGAAAGTCAACACCTTGCCATGTCACAAAGAATTATTAATAACTGGAAAGATTATGAAAATGATAAAGACTTCTTAAAGATTATAAAAGAAACTGAAAAAGAAGTTTACAAGATGTATGATGAGGCAGTACAGGAAGAGAAACGTTGGGCAACTTATCTATTCTCAAAAGGTAGTATGATAGGTTTATCAGAGAAACTATTACACCAGTTTGTTGAGTTTATGGCAAATAGAAGAATGAAAGGTATACAACTAACACCTGTTTACAATCAGAAAACTAATCCTTTACCATGGGTTGACCATTGGTTGAATAGTAGAAGTACACAAAATGCTCCACAAGAAACAGAGATTGAGTCTTATGTTATCGGTGGTATTAAACAAGACGTAAAAAAAGACCAATTCAAGTCTTTTAAACTATAATGATAGAAAAAAGAGAAAAAACCTGCTCCAGTTGTGAAACTAAATATAGCATACATTGGGATATAGAAGAACAAGATTTAGAACCTTTGACTTGTCCTTTTTGTGGATATGAGGTAGAAGATGAAGCAGATGAAATTGAATGGTCAAACAAAGACGAAGACGAAGACGATAATTGGAATTGATTATAGTTTAAATAGTCCTGCCATATGTGTAGCAACAGGTGGTGGTACTTCGTTTAGCGATTGTAATTTTTATTACCTAACAAGTAAGAAAAAATACATTGGCAAAATGTACGAAAATATTATTGGTTATGAACACAAAGAAAATAATGGACCTATTGACAGATTTAAAAACTTATCAGATTGGGTGTTACATATTCTGGACACACTTCACAAAAAACAAAAAGACAAAAGAGTTTTCATTGAAGGTTACTCATATGGCTCAAAAGGCCAAGCAGTATTTCAAATTGCTGAGAACGGTGGTATTCTTAAATACAGACTACAAAAAAGGTATGAATGTAGAACAATTGTACCAAGTGTTATTAAGAAGTTTGCCACAGGCAAAGGTAATGCTGACAAAGAAAAGATGTACGAACAATTTAAACTTACACAAGGTGTTGATTTGATGAAAATATTTGATCAACAAAAGTTAAACAATCCTATAACAGATATTATAGATAGTTATTATATAATGAGAGCAGGACATGAAGATAGCATTAGTAACAACATTTAATAAAAGACTATACGATTATTACGCTCACAGATTTATAGAGAGTTATAATTGGCCATTTGACCTATACGTATACCACGAGGGTTGGCACCCACCAAAAGAAGGTATCTTTTTTAGAGATATAAACAAATACAATCCAGAATTACAAGAGTTTATTGATAGAAATAAACCAAAGAATGTTGATAGTCAGTATGAAAGACATAAAGAACCTACAACTGATTATAAGATGGACGCCATTAGGTTTGCTTATAAGATATTTGCTAAAACACACTTAATGCTTGATTGTGATTATGATTATGTATTTTGGGCTGACGCTGATATTGTATTTAAGAAAGCCATCTCAGAGAGAGATGTAATTAGAAAGCTTTTACCAGAGGGAAATGCCATATCATTTATAGATAGACCTAGTTATTACAGTGAGTGTGGTTTTGTAGGTTATAATTTAAAAGAACCTATTACAAAAAGTTTTATATATAATTTAAGAAGGTACTATACAAAAGATTTGTTATTCAAAGAACGAGAATGGCACGATAGCTATGTATGGGATTGTGTAAGAAAAAAATATCTACACGGTATAAAAACTCACAATCTAGCACCTACTATAAACAAAGTTGGTAACCCTTGGCCTGACACTTACATGGCCGAGTATTGTGACCACTATAAAGGTAAAAGAAGAAAAGATGCAGGAGAAATGTTGATATGAGTATGAAAGCAGGAAAAATATGGGGTCAAACAGAATTGATCCATGCCAATGGCGTTTTAGAGTTTCATAGAATAGAATACAAAAAAGATGTGGCTTGTTCAGTACACAAACACGAATTTAAATGGAACGGTTTCTTTGTAGAATCAGGTAAGATGATGGTCAAAGTATGGCAAAATGATTATGATTTAGTTGACGAAACAATATTAAATGCTGGTGATTTTATGAGAGTAAAACCAGGTGTATATCATCAATTTATAGGATTGGAAGATGGTGTGGCATTTGAGTTATATTGGGCAGAGTTTGATCACAATGATATTAAAAGAAAATCAGTAGGACAGAAAGTAAATCAATGATAAGAGTTTTTATAGGATATGATGACAATGAAAAGGTAGCATTTAGCACCTTATCTCATAGTTTACTAAAGCATAGCACACAGCCTTTGGCTATTACACCAATTAGATTACAAAACATAAAAGATATATTTGTTAGAGAAAGATTACCAATACAATCTACAGAGTTTGCCTTTAGTAGATTTATTGTACCTTATCTATGTAATTATTCTGGTCATGCCATTTTTATGGATTGTGATATGTTGGCTCGTGGTGACATATCAAAACTATGGCGACAGAGAACAACTAAGTATGCCGTTCAATGTGTACAACACGATTACACACCTACTAGTACAATTAAATTTATGAATCAACCACAAACACCATACCCTAAAAAGAACTGGTCTAGTATGATGATTTTTAATAATGCTTTATGTAGAACACTTACACCTGATTATGTAAACAGTGCCACAGGTTTAGAACTACATCAATTTAAATGGTTAGAAAGTGAAGAACTAATAGGTCACATAGACGTAGAATGGAATCATTTAGTAGGTGAATATCAATATAATCACAACGCTAAACTTGTACACTTTACAGAGGGTGGTCCTTACTTTAAAGATTATAAAGAATGTCACTATGCTGATGAATGGTTTAAGGCATACGAAGATACAACTAAAATTGATATGTAATGAATAAGATAGGCGTTTATACATTAACAACCACAGCAGCTGGATACAAGGCAGATTTAGTTAAGGCATTTGCTAGAGGTGTTGCTAGATCAGCCAATGATAAATGGCAAGCAGATTTATTACCAGGTGATAAAGTTGAAGATGGATATTCACACGTATTTTGTTTTAACTTTCAAAGAACTATGCCGGCCAAAGAACATAGAACTGGCCTAATATTAAGAAGACATCTTATAGAAAGATACGAGCCAGTAGGTAAGATATGGTATTTTGATAGTAACATTTTAGGCACATATGAAAAGAAAAGACAAGATGTAAGAGGTTCTTTTGTAAGAATTGCTTATGGTAAAGTTTATCCTAATCAAACAAATTACCTTAATGATAATCCTAAATCAGAAAAATGGGAGTACATGAAAAGAGAATGTGATATAGAAGTAAAACCTTATGAAAGAAAAGGTAGTAAAATTTACGTATGTTGTAATAGAGGTAGTGGTGGTTATTCAGGCCATGGTGTAAACGCTGCTGAATGGGCTATAGAAACGGCAAAAAAGTTAAGGCAACATACCGATAGACCAATTGTAGTTAGAACTCATAGTGGAATGGGTCACCCTACAGCTGAAGAAGATATTAAAAAATTGTATGAGGCAAAAAATCATATAAACAATTTTGACATACACTCACCAGGTAATAACTATCCTAACCTAGTACAAGAAGTAAGAGATAGTTATGCTGTTGTTGTATTTACATCATCATCTGGAGCACCAGCAATTATAGAAGGTAAGCCATTGTTTGTTACACACCCTACAGGTTACTTGACACCAATGAATGCTGGCGAGTTATCAGACATTGAAAATCCTAATTATGATTTAGATAGAGATAAGTTTTTACATGGTCTAGGAGAAGCCCATTGGACTTTAGAACAAATAGAAAAAGGAGATTACTTCAAAAAATTTATAGAGAGGCAAAATGATTAGAGCAGTAGATTGGGCAACCGATAAAGCAGACGAAAGAGAAAAAAAAGGTAAGAATAGAACAGACCCTTATATAGCCGCTTGTGCTCAAGGTATACCTGATTGTGAATATACTAGAACTGAAAGATTAGAT